CCGGGGCTTGCCTTTGGCTTTATGCGGGGCCAGCAGCCAAGAGCCGAGCAAGCTCAAGCGCTGGATTTCTGCTTTGTCCTCCCGGCGGTACCTCTCCGACCAAGCGTTGATGCGGTTCAACACAACCCAAATTTCGTTCGACCAAAAATCGGACTCCGCCATCCCTGCTATGCCGCAGGCATAATAGTGCAGGATGCTTATTGTGGCTTCTTCCCCGCCCCCTCCGCTTTTTTTGGGCTGGCCGCTTCAACAGCTTCCCCGTCTGCTGCCCATTTGCGGGCCAGAGAATTGCCGTACATTTCGATAACCGTAGCCAGCAGCCCAGGCTCTTCGTCGAAGAGGTCTAAAACATCGTCACTGGAGCTGTAGAGCAGTTTTTTGTTTTCTTTCCGGTGCCCTTCTTTGAGGCCGAAGTAAAACAAATCTGCGATTTGGTCATAGCTCAAATCAAGCATTTTCTGCTCCCCTCCGCCAGTTTGAGCCCCGAGCATAGCGAAAGAATCGCCCACTGTCATTTTATGCTTCCTGCAAAACTGGTTGATCGCGCGCATAGAAAAACAAACTGGCAACTCTTTGCCGCCTGCGTTGATTGTATCCATTGCCTATGTTTTTTTTGTTTTAAGTCGTGCTCATCGTCACCTGCCCGGTAATGGTCAGCGTAGCGTTGTAGCTTGCGTTCTCTTCGACTGCTGCGTTGATGTTCAGGTCAGTCACCCTCGCAGAAAAAGCGGTTATGTTGTCGCCTGCGACTCCAGTCTCCACAGTAGCGTTGAGCACTGTGCCGTTGTCGAGCGCGTCGAAAAGGGCGCGGGGGGTTTCATAGCTGTTGGAAGTCCCGTCCTCGTTGTAAAGGGCTTCTACATCCACAGTGCCGGATTTCTGCCCGGGCTCTGACTCCGCCCAGCCTCCGCCAGCGTTGTCCTTGTGGATAGTCTCGATAGTCTCGCGGGTAATGTTGAGGTCGCAGCTCACTGCGTAAGCAATCGGCGTAGAGCCGATATACAAACGAAGATTAGTCCCGCTTGTGGGGCCTGTACTTGGCATAGTTTTTTGATTTTTTCCCAAACGCTTTTTTGCTCACTCCGCCGGGGAGGCAAAACAGGTTTAGGCGTTTCAGATAAATCTTTAGAAACAAACAGTTTTTGGCTGTCTTCTTTTTGTTTGCTTTGGCTGCTTTCTACAATTTTTTCTTCCAGCGTCTGCTTTGACGAGTATTGAGCAAAGCCTTTTTTGACCAGCTGCACAGCTTCCCTTGCAGGCACTTCAGTCACAGCCCCTTTTCGGACCTGCCGCCCGTCTTTGAGCCTAAACGTTTTTTTAGCTTTTACCTTCATGCTCTTTTTATTCTGGCCGAATAGGCTTGCTCTATCACAAAAAAGCCGTAGCCTTCCACAAAATCTGAAGTATCCTCGTCTGCAAAAACAACCCGGTCTACATCAACCCCGGCGTAAACGCCTTGCAAGCCGTCCAGCAGCTCGCGTGCCCGGTCTGCTGTCTCGCGGGCTGTTTGGTATTGGGCAAAATACAAAATTATCCTGACATCTGCCACATCTACAGGGCTAGGCCCTGTTTTGACGTTAGTGGGCGACACGGCAGCTTGGTTATACACAATCGCCGGGAACTCCGTGTTCTGCGGTATTTGGGACGGGAATATCTTATCCCCGACCCGGTCGGTTATGTAAGAGTCGCCGGACAAACGGCTGTATATAAGCCTGCCTATGCTCATTGCAGATTGTTTCTTTTCGCAGCGCGGGCTATAAGCCTGCGGGCTTCCCGCTGGATGAAAGCCTGCACTTCGCTTGATTTAGAAAGCAGCGCTGGCTCCATAATCTTTTTGCGGAAAGCCCGCGCGCTGCCGTATATCATCTGCGCATAATAGGCGTTGACATTCCGGCGGTTTTTGCCATATGTCTTAGCCCTGGGGTTGCGCAAATACTTAGGGCCTATAATCGCCCGCACTGACCGCTTTAATTTAAGCTCTCTAATAGAAAACTTCAAGTTGCCGGGCAAGTATTTTATGCGGAAGTTTTTCGCCGACCCCCGCTTGGCGCGCCTGGAAGATATAACCTTCGGCGTGCTGTAAGAGTAGTGCGGCGCGCTGCTTTTCGGAGCTTTGCGCTCAGCAGCGCCCGCCACTATGCTGCCCGCCTCCTTGCTTATCTTAGCCCGCTCTTTCGCATCGCCGATTTGCTCTAAAGCCCTGCTCAAGCTCACCTCCACATCCCGCAGCTCTTTTTCAGTCTTTGGGTCCATATCAATAGTTTTCGACCGGCTTGTCTAAAATACACTCGAGCAAGCAATAGTTTCGCTTAGCGTCAGGCAGCACAGAGATAATGTTGAACTCTTCTTGGTTATGCCTGACCCGCCAGTCAGCAGTCACCGCAGGGTTAAACCTTATGGTTATCTGGCAATTCGCCTCAGAAGTTATCCGGGTGCCGGTGACGTATTCGTTGGAGTTGGTGGTCTTGAAATCCATGTGCGCCCACACAGCAGGCTGGGCTGTATAACTCTTGGAGTCTTCGCCGTAAGCGTTTTTCGCATATACAGGCTCCAGCAGGTTTACGCGGTCGCGCATCCGGCCTATCATCTCGTTGTTCCTGAAATAATCCTTCATACGAAAAATGCATCTAGCCTGTGAGCTTGCAGCTTCAGCCTCGAAGCCGCAGGGTATCTCCTTGCGCTGTCAGTCCGATTGTCGTAGCTGTCCGCCACCATCATCAGGATAGCGTCTAAAATATCAGGGTGTATGCTGTCAGCGTCTGCAAAACCTGCCCGGTATTCAATCGTCACAGCATCAATGCGCTGCGGGGTTTCTGGCCAATCCGCATCAGGCAGAGGCGCTATCACCGGCAGCGACGCTTGCGACTGCCTCAAACTGTAGCCGTTAAAAGACTGCTGGTTGCCGTCCGTATCGTAATAAGATATGCTGTCTACGCTTATAGCAGGCCCGCGCTTGAGCGTTATGGCCCGCAGCGGGTTGCGCCGCCAGTATCCAGGGAAACCCCCAATCTGCTCTTGTATGGTCTGCTCAAGCAAAGCCATGTTCAAAAAAACCTCTGCTGCGCTGCGCGCCCCTTTGATGAGGCGGGTTATCAAAGCGTCGTCTTCCGAGCCGTCAACCTTCAAGTAGTTTTTCACAAAATCCAGATCAAAAGGCTCGCTGGCAGGGGGAGCCGTCACCGTAAAACCTCCAGGCAAAGGGGGCGCTTGGCCGCCTTTGTCAAAATACAGCTCGAACCTGTCTCCATAGCTCAGCATCAGCTAGACGGTTTTTTGCGGCTGCCCTTTTTGCCTCCCGTAGCGGCTGTTTTAGCCGACCGCGCAGGCTTCGCTTTTCGGCTGGCTTCTTCGGCTGGCTTTACATAGCCTTCTTCTACAAGCTGCTTTGCCAAAGCGTCGTCTAGCTCGCCTTCTTCGCCGGGCATATAGCCTAGTTTAGCCCGAGTGCCTGCCCATTTCAAAAATACTACTTTCATGGCGGTGCTTTTAGTGAAAAGGGCGCTGGCTCTTGCATGAAGCCGCCAACGCCCTATAATGGATGCTACATTAGGTCAAGTCGATCTCAGAAACGGCGCAGAAGCTCTCCGGGTGGCGGGCAGCAATATCCCACCATGTGTTTGCTGTGATCTCGATCTGCGCTTTCTTCTTTTGGCTGTACGGGTCCACCACAATGTCCAGCCCGCCCCACTGGCCGATGATAAGCTCTTCGAAGTTGCCGAATATCATAGCGTGCAGGTCGGTGCCGCTGCCTTTAGTCAGGTCGCTCGGCACTTGAGTGGATACAAACGCGCGGTAGCCATTCACCTCGTCTACGCGCGGCTGGCTTGGGTCTGTAGGCAGAGGCCCGTCAGACCAGACAAACATCCCGGTGTTGGTAGCCTTCTCGGTCGTTTTGAGCTGGCCGCGCACGCCCGGGGTGGTGAGGTAAGCCAAACGCCCGAAATCAGCGTTGTCTGTAGCGATCTTGGTCTCCATCTCTACCACCTTCGGGTAAGTCATAGCGCCGCCGTTTGTGCCAATAGTCACTGTGTTTATGCTGTTGATGTTCAGAATGCCGTCCGGCTGGCTGCTGACAGCCCCGCTGTCGCCGGAAATAGCCGCGCTGTCCAGAGCCTCTGCGATGGCCCGCTCCAGCTGGCGGCGCACCATGTTCTCCACGTCTATAGAAGACTGCACAAGCAGCTGCTTAGAAAACGGGGTATTGGCCCCGAGGCGGTGCGGCTCCATCTGCACCCTGTCGAAAGAAGGCTCGTCGTCGGCGTTGGAGTCTGTCTCGCCCTCCCAAGTAGCGCTGGTCGTGCTGTCGTTGCGCGGGAAGTCGATGTTGCTGGTCAAGCCGGTAAGCGTAGTGGCCCCTGCCGCCTCTACGGCAAGCCGGGGGCGCAGGAACGGGATAAGCTCGCCCAGCTCAGTGTCTACGGTAAAGCCGCCCGCAGTGGTAGTGCCCACTACGAGGTCGCGCTTCTGGGCTGTCTTGCCCGCGCGCTGGAATTGCAGGAAGAACGAAGGCACGCCCACTCCTGCCAAATCAGTGATGTTGGCGCTGCGCGCTTCCCGGAGCGCTTCTTCATGCATCTCTTTTTCAAGGCCAGCTAAAGGCTCGTTGTTGTTAGGCAGCTGCGAGCGGATAGCCCGCAAAAGGCTGTAGCGCTTTACAGCAGAGCGCTCGTCGTCCTTTGCCTTTTTAACATTGCGCCGCTGGTCTTTCCCAGCGCGTTCCTTGCGCGCCAGGTTGTCGAGCCTCCGCTTCTCAATGGCTTCCTGCTCTTCAATCTCTGCCGCCAAGCGCTTCATCTCCTTGTCCAGTTCGACAAGTTTAGTTTTCTCTTCATCAGAGAAACTTCTCTTTTCCTTTTCTGCGGTTTCGTAGAGGCGCTCGAATTGCTCTTCGGCAGCCTCGTACTGTTCGCGCAGCTTTTCCAATTCGCTCATGTGAGTTTGTAATTTTTTTGCCTCAGCCCTGCCGGAGCTGTTTAATGAATTTCCTCCGTTTATGCGCGGCGATGGCCTGCCGGACATCATCGTCGTTATCCTGACCCCCGGCCTCCCGGCTCCGGGACAGAAAATCTTTCGCCTGTTCGTGGAGCGCGCTGCGGCGCTCACTGGTAGTGTCTGGATAGGCCGGGGAGGTCACCGGCCCCATCTCATAGACTTCAGTTATTTTGCGCGGCGTAGCTTGGAGCTTGCCGTCTTCCCGCTCTTCTATGTCGTAGCCTGCTGAGTCGTCGATGGAGAAATAAAAAGAGCTGCCAGTTACGTTGCCAGCTTCTAAATTCGCCATGAGGTCGCGGGCATAGCTCGTGTCCGAAGGCGTTACGGTATAGCGGGCCCCTCTGTCGTCAATCTCTACCTGCATAGTGCCGTTGGAAGTGCGGCCGAGCACATAGTCGAAGTTGTGGTTGAAAGCGCAAACCATGTCGCTCATGTCCGCGCCTTCCAAACTCTGCCTGGATATACGCTCTACTACCTCCACAACGCCCCGCTCTTCGTCGTAAACGTGCAAGGGCAGGCTGTCGCTGCCGAACACTATGCCATACCCGCTTATCTTGTTTTGCCCCTCCGCCACAGCGGCGGAGCCCCTGAAATGCAAGCTGCGGGCGCTGCTTGCTTTCTGCGCCCTGCTAGCGCTTTTTGCAGCGGCGAATTTGCTGCTGTCTTCTTTGCGCAGCGCAGAAAAGCGGTGAGCTACTCTGAGCGGCGGGTCTTTCTCTTGATAGGCCCCAGCCTCTTCGCTGTAGTCGTAAACGCTGATCAAAGCCGCAGGGTCGTCCGGGGTGCCGTTTACTACAAAACCAGAATCCGCCTCTACCTGCCCATCTTCTTCAGTGCGCTCGACGCGGCCGTAAGCCCTGCCGCCTGAATTGCCCCAGCTGACATAATCCCCAACGCTCACCTCAGAGGGCTCTGCCCGGCTCGGGCTTTCCCCCGCCCCGGGCTTTCTGAAGACGATAGTTATAGTGTCCTCATCCTCCATGACCTCTTCGATATGCCGGAAGCTGCTCTGCTGCTCTTCTTCCTCTAAGCTGGCTGCCACTTTCTCGCACCATCGCAGCATAGGGTCGCCGCCCCAAGCGGCATACATTACGCTGCCGCAAATCTCGTTGCCGTCGCTGTCGAGGAACTTGCCCTGGTCGTAGGTTTTCGACCTGGACAGAAAACTGTAAGTGCGCTTCACTGTTTCGGCGCTGAGCGGCTCGCGGTTAGCGAGCTGGTTGGCGCGCTGCCAGCCCACGGCTGTGCCGCAGCTTGTAGCCCGCCCATATTCATCCCGGTGCTTGAGGGCTCTTTTAGCCTCTTCAGTAGCAGCCTTGGGGTAATCATCATACGACTTTGCCATTAGCCACTGGTTTTTGTTCGTTGTCGCCGCCCTGCTCGCCCGCGCCCTGGGAGTCTTCTGAAATGTTAGAGGCGAAAGGCAGCCCGTACTCGTCGCCGCCTTCGCGCGGGTTCATCCCTTCGCGCTCTCTTATCTCGTTCGGGTTTATGCTTTGTATCTTGAAAAGCGTCTCGTACAGCTTCGCCCGGCCTTCTGCATCCGCGCGCAGGTAATAGTCCATATCAAAATTGACTCTTACCCGCCCTTTCTCGCGCGTATTGAAAAGCTTCCTGTTCATCTCTTGCTCGACGCGCTCTACCAAAGGAGCTATCGTAAACCTCATCAGCAAGCCGCTCATCTCTTCGAGCCGCACCACTTCGTTGGTGCCCATAGCAAAAAGGAAACGCGGGGGCACGCCAGTCATCCGGGCGATCTCATAGACGTTGTACCGGCGCGTCTCCAAAAGCTCAGCTTCCTGCGGGGTAAGGCTTATCGGGTGATATCTCATGCCGCCGCCTAAAAAAGGCGTAGCCCCTGCATTGTCTGAGCCAGCGTAGTTCATCTGCCAGTATTTCGCATACTCTTCTATTTGCGTCGCAGACAGCGCCTGGTCAGTAGACACATAGCCCGAAAGCTTAGTGCCGTTTCTGTATATTTTATTCGCCTGGTTTTTGCTGGCCAAGTCGCCCCCTATCGTGTCGCGCTGCCTCAAAAGCGTATCTTCGCCTACAAGCCCGCTGCGCGTCACTCCTTTTATGTGCAGCACGTCCCGGCCGGGCAGGTTCTGCCCGTCCTCGGTCAAGTAAACCAGCTCGCCAGTCTCCCTATCCTCCACTATGTCGTAAACGCGGCTCCACTCTATTATCTTAAGCCGGTTAGGCCGCCCGGTCATGCGGTCCCGCTGGATGTGCGCTACGAAATTCTGCCGCAGCGTCAGCTGGGTGGCGAGCGCCATCATAAAATCCCCTTTGCTGTAGTGGGGGTGCGGCTCTAAATCCAGCAAAGTGAGCAAAGGGTGGTAAGGCCGCTTTTTCAAAGAGCCGTCCGGGCGGGTTTCCTGTATGGCTACCGGCATAGAGCCGAGTATATTGCCCACCAAAGACATGGCCCTGAGCAGAGAAGCTATAGACAGCGCTGAGTTCTCAGAGACAGGCATACCGCTCTCAGAGTCCAGCAGCAGCCAAGGCTGGGGCTTAGTGAGGTTGCTGCTGGCCCTCTTCTTAGGCGTAAAAAACTGCTTTACGGCAGCCCAGGTTTGTCTCAAATCAGCCATACAGGGCGCAATATAAAGCTTATTGGCAATTTTTCCAAAAATCAGCTTTTTGTAAGGCCGGGGATATACATAACTGCGCCGGAATTTTTGCTCTGCTCGTCAAAATACTCCCCGAGCGCCATCAGCCCGGATATAATGCCGTCTATTTTGTCTTTAGACTTGCCTTTGTGCGGCCGCTTGTCGCCGTTAGTGTTTTTGAAAATCTGCACGTTGTCGGCTTGCCAGCGCAGCACCGGGTTGCTCCCGTGGTTGAGCTTCTTCGAAAGTATCAGCTTTTCCATCTCCTTGGTAGGGGTTGAATAGTTCATTATAGTCTGCGGGAACTGCTGCATGGGCACCCCGTGCTCCGAGTACAAAGACGCGCCTACGTATTTGCCCGGCCCGTGCGAGTCGAAGCCTACTTGCTGTATGTTGAAGCGCTGGTTGCAGCCGGAGACAAAATTGATGATTTCGTTGGTGTCCTGGACATTCCCGCCAGTCGCGAAAACCAAGCCGCTGCGCACCCAAGCCTCGTAGTTTATATTCTCGTTTTTAGTGCGCTCGTGCACCGTGTCTTCGGGGCACCAGAACCACACAGCCCAATCGAAAGTGCCGTCCTGGTTTTTGAAAATGAGGCTGAAGCTAGACAAATCTTCAGTGCTGGCGAGGTCCAGCCCGCCCCAGCAAGGGGTGTTGGCTTCGGCGTGTTTGTCTAGGGGTATTTTCCTGAGCCCCGAGCGGTCCCATTTGTGGAGGGGTATCCAGCTGTCAGTCGAGCCAGTCCATACGTTCAAATGCAGGCGCTTGAAACTGTTGAGCGCCGAAGGCATCGTCTCTGCCTCTTTGGCCAGAGCGGTAAAGTCGTGAGCGTCTATTATAGAGCCGTAGCCTGGGTTTACCCGCGCCCATACCTCCGGGTCGAACGGGTCGTCTTCTTCCTCAGCGGCGTATATGACCGGCAGCCAAGCGTCGTTTTCTAAAACGCCCCTGTTTATCTTGCCTGCGTAGTCGTGCACAGACTCCGCAAAAGTGTTCTTCACGCCAGCTGTAGTGATCATCCAGCACATGCTGTCTTGCGTCTTGATCAGCCCGCGCGTCAGCGTGTCGTACAGATCGCGGTTAGGCTGGACGTGAAGCTCGTCGAAAGCTATAGAAAAAGGGCGGTAGCCGTGTTTGGAATAGGCTTCCGCTGAAAGGACTTTCAGGGAGCTGAGGCTCTTTTTGTGCACTATGCTGTATTTGAACACGTCAAATTTGCCTTTCAGCAAAGGGCTGCCGAGTATGAGGTTTCTGCAAGAGTCGAACACGATGCGGGCTTGCTGCCGGTCGCCCGCCACGCAGTAATTCTCCCCGGCGACCCGGCGGTCGCCAGCCAGCATATACAGCTCTAAGGCTGACAGCAGCATAGACTTGCCGTTGCCTTTAGGCAGCTCGACGTAGATGAACCTGTGCTTGCGCCTGCCTGCCTTTTTGTGCTTCCACCCATAAGCCTGCCTGACAATATCTTTCTGCCAGCTCTCCAGCAAAAAAGGCTTGCCTATGCGGGAGCCTTCTGTGTGGACTATAAACTTCTCGATAAACTTTATAGGCCGCTCAGCCGCTGCGCTGTCAAAATAAAACTTGCGCTTGTCTATGCGCCTTGTCATACATCTTCAAATTCATCATACTCCTTACCGCCCTCAGCTTTTTTGCTGACAGCCGTTTTTATCCTAGACGCATAACTGGGGTTAAGCCCGTAGCGGTCCTCAAACTGCCTCATGGCTTTCTGCGCCTCCATCATAACAGTGAAAGCAGGGTGTTTGCGGGTGCCTGAAAAAAGAACGCGCCCGTAGTCGGTTTGCTTAAAAGCTTGCCGGTAAATCTCATAATTGTTGCAGTATTGCTCGATCTGCACTGAGCTGACCCGCGCCAGCATCCCTAAGCTGTAAAGCTCTGCCGTAATCTGTTTCCACAATATCTTAGCATGTTCGCCCATGTCTATAGGCGGCGACGGGATGCCTTCTTCCGGTGTCAGGGAAAGGCGGTTTGGGGCATCCCGGTCAGCCCGGTCAGTGCCTCTCAGCTCTTTTATCTCAGTCGGCAGTTTGTTGCGGCCCATAGGTTTTTTTGTTATTATGTAAATTATTTTGACAAAAATAAACAAAAATAGCAAAAAGCCAGACGAGAATTTTGACAAGGTGTGCGTGAGGA